AAGAAAAGAAGGAGAAAAACTTTGTAAATCTTCTATTAGTTCATTATAGAATCCATCTTCTTCTTTTTTCTTGTATAAAGGATTAGTAAAGAACATTGAAGCATCTTGTGTTTTTAACCACCCATGCTTTACATCTTCTACAGGCAATCCTAGTTTTTTACTTTCTTGGTAGATAGCATTTAATTCTTTAACTGTATCCACCATCTCTGTAGGAACCCATACATTAGTCCCTTCATTTATTTTTTCTTTTACAAAGGAATTTTTTCCTGATTGTTTCAGTAAGAAATTTAATTCTTCTGGACATAGGTTAAACCCTTCTCTATTCAGTCTTTTAAGTAAAGTTTTTTTACTCGGTCTTCCAAATTGTAGATAATTTTGATTGTTTTCTCTCCAATTTAAAAATTTATTTATTGTTTTTTGTGCTATCATTATTATAATTTTTATGCAAAAGTAATACTTTTTTTATTTATCGCACATATTTTTTTACAAAAGTAAAAAAAAATTATGATTTTATTAGTTTTTATAAAAAAAATACCCCTTGCTTAAAGGGAATCAGCAAGGGGTATCCGATAGAATTGCTCTATCTTTATATTTATCTCACGCAAAGATACTACTTTTTTTTTAATTAGAAGAAAAAAATGTATTTTTTGTGATTTTTTAACATAATTATGGCATATTACTAGAACATAAGTTATAGTATATATATTTAGAAAATAAAAGGTTCTCCCGAGAAAAAATCTAGGCAATTTGAATACTTTGCAATAAACGCATCTATCTTGTTTCTATTGGTAAGTTCGTTCATAAAACTCCATATACATTTCTGTACTTAGGAATATTTACTATCGTGTATTTTATAGGAAACTGGGAAGCCCAATTCTTACGTCTTTTGATCCTATTTTTTCCTCTCCTTCCCTAAAGGTATCTAAATTGTTAATCCTCGGAGGTCCTTACTTATTTAAAACTATCTAGTGAAATCTTATGAACCAGGGTTTCCCCTCAAACGTCAGGCACCAGAAATTTGTCTCAGTGAGATAAATATTCTGCAAATATACATCTTTTATTTTATTTGTCAATAGTTTTATTTTATTTTTATGCCAAAAGCAATACCAACACCAGGCTGTATACCTTGTGGGGTAAAAGATAGAGTTGGACCTGCTATTAAAGAAAATTTATTTCTTGCCTGCAAATATTGTATATGTTTCACTCTAACTGTATCCCTTACAAGCATTGTTTTGATTAAAGTATCTGATTTAACTATTACTTTATCACAGTTTGTAAGGGATGTTTTTAGGGCTACTACTAAGCTGTCACAAACAGAATCTTTACCTGCAACATATCTTTCATCTATCTTATATACAATCTCTTTGGATTTAATGTAATGATCTTTCACCACCTCTCTTTCCACTATCAATGTGTCAACTTTTCTAGACAAACTGTCTTCTAGTCTTTGTATAATAGCTTCATCTTTGGCAATAGTGTCTTTTGAAATCCACATATATACTCCTAGTAAAACAATAAGAATTATAAATAAATATTTCATTATTCTGCTTCGTTTTCTTCGTTTTTATTAGATTTTATAATGCTTGTAATTTTTTCTGTAGCTGCAATACCAAATGAACCTAACACTAGCACTTCAAAAGCATTGAATATAAATTCATTTACAACAAGCTCTTTTCCTAAATATCCTGTAACAATATCTACAATTGCGAATAAGGACATCATAATAAATGCCAGGAATCCAATAACAGATTTCTCATTAATTGAATTATCATCGCTAAACATTTCTCTAAAAAATTTCATAGTTTTATTTTTTAAGTTTTTGTAGTTTTAATTTATTTATAAGGAACATAACTTGTTTTACCGTTAACTTTTACGGCTTTAAGTATTTGGTTTCTTTGTTTACCAGTTGATTCATAAGAAACATGAACCCAATCAGGATTTTTATCTGTTCCAAATTCCCAAATCATTTGGTCAAAATTCAAGTTATCTTTAATGTAATGGAATACTTGAGCATTAGTAACTCCGCTTGAGCTACCATCCATATCAATATCAATTGCTTCACCTTGGCAATGTTGTGAGGTTAAACTCCCGCCAATAGCTTGGTTTAGAGCTTTGCTTCTATATCCACTAGATATAAAAATAGGAACATTAAAATGCTCTCTAATAGGCTCGAATATTTTTTCAGCCAATAATTTAAAGTTTTCAATGTGTTCTGGAGTTGGCATATTACTAACTCCTTTTCTTTTTGCAGTCTCTGATCTAGTAACTTCTGCTAGATCTAAATGTTTTGATAATTTCATGGTTTTATATTTTAAAAGTTTTAATTTATTTGATTAATTGTTAATATTGCTGAATAAGAACTAGGTGTAGGGTTAACTGCTTCGTAAGATTTCATACTTATAGTTTCAGAATTTGTTGTGGCCCATACAAGTTGAAAATAATCATTTGCAATAGCTTCTACAAAATAGTTAAATGATACTGTATTACGACCATTTATCTCATCATATCTAATTGGTATTGTTATATAACGAGCAGTTCCTGCTATATCAGCAATAGAATCTTCTCCATTTTTTCTTAACCAAATAGACACATCGTTAAATTGTGTACTTATATTTTCAAATTGACAACTAAACTGTATATTATATTTTCCAGAATTTAAAAACCTAATAAGAGTTTTATTTCCTAATAAATCAAGTTCTATATTAATCCCCTGTTCTGAAATATCTGCCGTATTAAATTTAATTCCATATCCTTCAGTATTAGTAGCCGCAAATTGACTTTCTTCATTTTTCCAAGAACCATAAGACTTTGAAATTGCACCTGTAATATAATTATACACCGCACTTGTGCTTGGATAGCTTACATCACTTATTTCTTCGGGAATTATTACAGTAACTTTATTTGCTACATTCTCTGGTGTATATCCTAGTGCGTAAATAACATCCCCACTTTCTAGATATACATCTCCCTGTCTTTCATTAAAAGAATTTACTCCAACTTCTGAGACTTTATTAATCCAAGTTTGAGTAGCACTATCATAAGATAATACATCTCCTTCTTCTAAATTATCAAAAGAAATTCCTTCTACATCATTTAAATTAGGAGTGGATAAATTATAAAATCTATTATTTTGAAAATCCCATCCATAAAATTTACCTTCTGGATTTAAATAATAAATAGTATCATTAAACCCTTGGTTAGGTAAAAAATTTAAATAAGTAATTGTCATTAATTATTTTATTTTTTTGTAGTTTTCTTTATTTCTTGTGTTCTTATTAAAACTTCTTTTAGGTTTGTCCAAATAGAGAAACCAAAGATAGCTTTTATATTTTCATCAATACTCTTTGCTTCAACAAAACATAAAGATAAAGTTATAAATTTAGTTAATAAATAATCAGTACCATAATTTAGTTTTGTAAATTCATTTATTAAATTATAATCTATTATAAAGAATGTTATTACTGTTAATTGATACAATAAAAATTTACTTATAATTACACTTGCTTTTCTTGATGTAACAGATTCCCATCCTTCTAACTTAATTGCTTTTGTAACTCCTAATATAGTATCTGTAAAAATCATAGCTCCTACAGCTAATAATAAACCATGTATAGGAGAAAAAAATGTAATTATAGCCATTATAAATGCATTAAAATACTTTCCCATTATTTTTTAGTTATAAAGTTAAATACTTTTAATGCTGTAGCATCATTATCATTTAAATAAGCATACTTTGCTTTTAATGCTTCTAATAAACTTTCTTCTGTAAATGTACTCATAATTAATTATATTTTCTTATATCTAAAATTGTAGGTATACTACTACCAATAACATCATCTGAAGGAGCTCCATTCTTAAATGAAGTAATTGATATTACATTAAAAAATAAAGGAACTACTTGTACTAAAAAAGTATCAGCTCCATTAGTAAAAGTGCCTCCTAAGATTGTAGCATAATCTGATGGACTGTTAAAAATAGACTTGTCAAATGTTACTACATATTCTCCAGGATTTACATAAGTATATGTTGCTGTTACTTGTAAACCATTACTAAACAAAACTTCTACTATAGGTTCAACTCCTACACCAAATTGTTTTAATGAAACTGTATAAGAAGTGAAATTGTCTAATCCACAACATTTATATATTAAGTTATACAGTCTTGTACCAGCAGTTCTCCCAAATAAAATAAAGAGGTCTTTTTTGCTTAATAATTTTTTTTCTAAAAATGCCATTATCTATTTATTTATCAGTCTAATATGTTTTGTTTAGTATAAAAATATCACTGTAGATATTATTTGTTGCATTATTACTTCCCCATTGAACAGTTACGTCTAAGGTATTGTTTATTGTGGTGCTGAATGTAGTGTTATTAACCACATTAAATCCAAACCCTTCAACTGCTGCGTTTGATGTTTTATTATAATGAAAAGTACCCAAAGAAACTATAGAAGCTGTCCCAGCACCACCTAATTGTCTTATAGTAAAATCTATATTTAGAGAAAAAATGCCATTAGTTATATTTGTTATTGCTTTCGCTGTACTATCTAATAATATAACACTACCTGCCTTTATTTTTATTCTAATAGTTTGATTATTTGCAACTGACATAACTCCTCCAAAGATAGCTCTAAAACTATCCCCTACTTGAAATCCATTAGCAGGAACAGTTAAAGTTCCTACACCTGCACCTATTAATGTTGTTTCTACTGTTGTACCCGTAATAGGTGTACTATTTGCTGTTTGTGCAAATAATCCTGGCATACCTACAGGTCCTGGAACACCTTGTATTCCCTGAATACCTTGAGGTCCTTGAGGACCAACAAATGAATATGTGTTCCAATAAACCCCTAAAGAAGAAGGAGGAATTAATGCATCGTTGTTAGCTATACAAATATAATAATTGCCAAGATAGTTTACAATATCTCCTATTAAATATTGATTTGGACTTATTCTTGTTGGGTCCCATTCAAATCCTGAAAGTCCTTGAGGACCTTGCACACCCTGTATTCCTTGAATACCCTGTATTCCTTGAATACCCTGAATCCCTTGAACACCTTGTAAACCTTGAGGTCCTTGCAAATCTCCTACATCATCCCAAGTATTAGTTATTGTATGCCATACATATAAAGAACCATCAGATTCTATAATCCAAGCTTCTCCAGGGTTTCCTGGACTTCCTCCAGGTCCTGCTAAAAATGAAGCAAGATCAGGATAAGAACCTAATACTGTTAAGGCTGCACCTACTGGACCTTGAATCCCTTGAATACCTTGGATACCTTGTGGTCCCTGTGGACCCTGTGGTCCTTGAGGTCCTGTTGAAGCACTCCATTCTCCTTGTTGATTTAAATACAATGTTGCACTTCCTGAAGAACTAATTCCAAGACAGTCTTTTATCATGCAACAAAAATTAGCACAACTACTATATAGTAAGTTATATAATTTTCTTCCTGCTTTATATCCAAAAAGTTTTATAATTGCTTCTCTTGTCATTTTTATTTATTATACTGATAATACAAA